AGAAAGGCAATAAGAAGCAAGACCTCGAGAAAGCGATTTGGTATCTTAATAACGAGCTAAAGAAATTCAATGGATAGACTAATCTTACAAGCTATTTGGGTAGGAATCGCCGAAGTAGCTTTTATTTTTTATATGAGCTATATGATAGTTCAAGAATCGAAAAAGAAATGAAACCTGACGAAAGAGCTAAATCCATTTTTAACAACGCTTTTTACTTCACTGGTAATAAGAACCTAGCTAAGGAGTTATCGCTTTGGATATGCGAACTAATAGGGGAAACAAAGCCTAAGATTGACGATAAGATTTATTGGAAATTGGTAGCCGAAAACATTTATCTACTTTAATGGAGCATATCTTCTCGAGACACAAGCATTGGGTCTCAATGGTTAAAAAGTTTGGAGAAGTCAATTACGCTGAGGATGTTGTACAAGAGGCTTACATAAAGGTAATGAAGCTCAACAAGGAAGTAAACGAAGCCTACTTCTATTACACGCTTAGAAGCCTTACAATGGACTTGCATTCCAAGAAGGTTATCAAGGTAGAGATAACAAAGGACGTAGAGTATAACTTACAAGAAGACGATAGCAACGAACTAACAAGCGAAAGAGCACAACCATACTTAGAGTTTATAGAGACTTGGGACTGGTACGACAAGAAGCTCTTTATGACTTGGGTTAATAACAAAATATCAATTAGAAAATTATCAAGAGAAACCGGTATAGCTTTTATGAGTGTGTATTACACCATTAAGAAATGCCAAAAACGTTTAATAGAATGGCAAAAAGACCAGTTAAAAGAAGAATTATTGTAGAGCCAAAGAAAGAGGCTACGTTTGAGAACGCTCAAGGATTGGGAGATACCATCGAAGCGTTTACTACCGTTACCGGAATTAAGAAAGGGGTAGAGTTACTTTCTAAAGCCTTAGATTGGGACTGTGGATGCGATGAACGCAAGGAGAAGCTAAACAAGCTTTGGTCTTATCGCAAGCCTAAATGTTTAGTTCAAGAGGATTACGAATACTTAAAAGAGTTTTTCTCTAAGCCTCAGAATCAAATAGTACCTAAAGTACAATGGGATTTAATGGACATATACGAAAGAATCTTTGGTATTAAGCTAGAGTCTTCAAATTGCCCCTCATGCTGGCGAGATTACATTTCACAAATTAGACAAGTTTATAACGTATTTGAAGAAGAGAAATAATGGAAAAAATAGATAGAAGAGGAGGAGCTAGAGAAGGTGCGGGTCGCAAGTCAAAAGCCGAAGAGCAATCGCTAGTAGAAAAGCTAACACCATTAGAGCCTAAAGCGTTTGCGGTATTAGCACAAGCATTAGAAGACCACAAAGACTGGGCGGTTAAGTTATTCTTTCAATACCAGTACGGAATGCCTAAGCAAGTGGTAGACCAAAATAATACGCATACGATTAATGACTTTGATATAAAAGACATTGTTAAATTCAAGTGATAGAACTTAATAAAAAATATGTTCCCCTGTTTAACGAGGCTAGTAGATACTTCGTTATTACAGGGGGTCGATAAGTGGGTCTGGTAAATCCTTTGCCTTGAACTCCTTTCTTTTGCTTCTAACGTACGAAGTAGGACACGTAATACTATTTACTCGTTATACATTAGTCTCGGCTCACGTGTCAATTATACCCGAGTTTGTGGAAAAGATTGATATGGCGGGGCTAGAAGCTGACTTCTACATTACCAAAGACGAGATTATTAACACTCGTACAAATTCAAAGATTTTATTTAAGGGAATTAAGACCTCTAGTGGAACGCAAACCGCAAACTTGAAGTCTTTATCGGGTGTGACTACGTTCGTACTTGACGAGGCTGAAGAATTAGTAGACGAGGACGTATTCGATAAGATTGACTTCTCGATTCGTAATAGTTATAGACAAAACCGAGTTATCCTAATCTTAAACCCTACCACAAAGGAGCATTTTATCTATAACCGATTCTTTGAAGAGAAGGGAGTTCAAGAAGGTACTTCACTTACTAAAGGAGATACTACCTACATACACACTACCTACAAGGATAACATAGATTACCTAAGCGAATCGTTCCTTAATCAAATCGAGCTATTAGAGAAGACTAATAAACGCAAGTACGAGCATACGATTTTAGGAGGATGGTTAGATAAAGCCGAAGGTGTAGTATTTACTAATTGGAGATTCGGAGACTTTAATCCCGACAATTTACAAACATCTTTTGGTCAAGACTTTGGATTCTCAATAGACCCGACTACGCTAGTAGAGGTAGCCATAGATAAAAACAAGAAGTGCATCTATATTAAGGAGCATTTGTATAAACCTAAGCTAACTACAAGCGAGATAGGTCAAATTAACAAGCGAGTTTGTGGTAAGGGCTTAATAGTTGCGGATAGTGCCGAACCTAGACTTATAGCCGAGCTTCAATCACAAGGATGCAATATTATAGCAACCGAAAAAGGAGCGGGAAGTATTACCGCCGGACTAGCACTTATGCAAGACTACGAATTAATCATAGAATCTAACTCACAAAACATTGGAAAAGAACTTAATAACTACATCTACTCGGATAAAAAGTCCGGACTTGTGGTCGATAACTTTAACCATGCCATCGATGCCATACGTTACAACGTCTTCTATCAACTTTCAAATCCCAATAGTGGAAAGTATTTCGTCTACTAATACAAAAAACAACAAATAACGTTTATACATTATGAAGCTAGAATTAAATATTCCTACGCAACTCAAAGAAATTAAGCTATCTCAATATCAAAAATTTCTAAAGATTGCTAAGGAAAATGAAGAAAGCGAGTTTTTGCATCAAAAGATGGTGCAGATTTTTTGTGGAATTGATTTGAAGGACGTAGCAAGCATTAAGCGTAAGGACGTAAATGAAATTACTAGCAATCTTGGTACGTTATTTAATACAAATCACAAGTTTATACCACGATTTAAATTAGGGGGAGCGGAGTTCGGATTTATACCTAACCTAGACGATATGACTCAAGGAGAGTACGTCGATTTAGATACATATATTACCGATTGGGATGAGATGCACAAAGCTATGGCGGTGTTATTTAGACCAATTACTAATAAGATGGGGGATAGATACCAGATAGAAGAGTACAAAGGCTCTCTAACTTATTCCGATGTAATGAAACACGCTCCGCTTGATGTAGTTTTGGGAGCGATGGTTTTTTTTTATCATTTAGGCAACGAATTGCTGAAAAGTACGCTGAACTATTTGGAGGAGAATCCGAAGATAATGGATATAGTGAACAAGCACAATTTGGGAAAAGATGGGGATGGTATAGCTCTATCTATGCTCTCGCTCAAGGAGATGTTAGACGATTTGATGAAATATCAAAACTTTCCTTACATCAATGCTTAACGTTCTTAACCTTTGAGAAGCAAAAGAACAATTTAGAAATGAGAATGATTAAAAATCAAAAATAATGAACGGATACTATTACGTAGTAAATACTTTAAAGGATTACCTAAAGAATACCAATTTTATTAATACGGTAACTATTGGGGATATCTTCAAAGTGGATTTGAACAAACAAACGATTTTTCCTTTATCTCATATCATTGTAAACAATGCCCAACTAGGGGAAAATACTACGTCTTTAAATATCTCTATTCTATTCATGGATATAGTGGACGAGAGCAAGGAAGAGGTAACCGATGTCTGGGTAGGAAACGATAACGAGCAAGACGTTTTAAATACGCAACTAACTTTAGCTTCTAAGTTAAGTTCCGACTTAATGAGAGGCTCATTATTTACTAATTTAGTACAAGTAGAATCCGCTCCAAACGCTGAGCCGTTTACCGATAGATTTGAAAACAAGGTAGCTGGATGGACACTAACGTTTGACGTTATGACTCCTAACGATATGACTATTTGCTAATGGAATTAAAGCACGTAGACGATTTAATTAAAAAGTTTAGGAGCTACGTTATTCAACAATCACGAAGCAACCTAACTAAGGGCGGAAAGAACGTCTCTAGCAAGCTTTATAATAGCATTAGTAGCGAGGTAGTAAAGGAAGATAATTACTCCTTAATTAACTTCTCTATGGAGGACTACGGAGCTTACCAAGACCAAGGAGTTAGAGGTAAGTCTAAGAGTGCTAAAGCTCCTAATAGTCCGTTTAAGTTTGGTAGCGGTAAAGGTAGAGAGGGAGGACTAACCGAAGGCATAGACAAATGGGTTAGGTTAAAAGGAATACAATTTAGAGATAAAAAAAGCGGTAAGTTTTTGAGCTATCAATCTACGGCTTTCATTATTACTAGAAGTATTTATCAAACTGGGATACGACCTAGCTTATTCTTTACCAAGCCTTTTGAAATAGCTAAAGATAGGTATTTAGGCAAGGAGTTAATTA